GATAATAAAATGACATCATATATTACCTTTAATCAAAATGGAATACAAACACCAAAAACATCATTGATTAATAATGAAGATTCAGTACAATATGCACACAAAAGAATTGGTGGAAAATTTCCAGTCATAATAAAAACGATAACTGGTACACAAGGTATTGGTGTATCAATAGTAAATGATTTTAAAAGTATGATATCTGTTGTTCAATCATTATGGAAATTTAATGCAGAACTACTAATACAAGAATATCTAGAAATGCCATTTGATGTTAGAACTATTGTAGTAGATGGTGTTATTATTGCTTCTACTAAAAGAGTAAAACCAAAAGAAGATTTTCGTTCTAATAGACATAGAGGGGCAGAAACATTTCCTTACAAACTTTCACAGGATGAAATAGATTTAATATTAAATGCATATCGTTCTACTGGTGCATACATGGTTGGAGTAGACCACTCAGTCGTAAATGGTAAAGCATATATTTTAGAATGTAATGGTTCGCCAGGTATTGGTTCTAACTTTGGAAATAGTAAAGGTGTAAAAACAACCAACGAAAGACTAATTGAAAAAATAGTTACACACATTGGAAAAGTTAAAAGTCGTTTTGTAGGTTCAACACAAGTTGCTGGATATGTAGAAAGATTAGAAATTGTAGGACTTGGCCCATTTCGTGCTAAGTTTGATACAGGGAACGGAACTAAAGCATCCATGTTTCATGTAGACAAATTAGAAATAAAAGGCAAGATTGCTAAATGGGAAAGAGATGGTAAAAAGTTTACTAATAGAATAGTTGGTGTATCACATCCTATGCATGTAGATAAAATAGATAAAAGACCAATAGTATTAGTAGATTTAAAATTTAATAATAAATTATATAAAGATGTGCCACTAGGATTAACGACAAGGGATTCTAAAAGTACATTCTTAGTTAACAGAGAATTGTTATCTAGACTAAAGGTAGCAGTAAACCCAGACAGAAAATTTGTTCTTTCTAGTTACATAGAAAGAGGTGATAAATCTGACACAGACCAAAGGTGAATAAAATGATGATAGATGCGTTAAGAAAAAAATATGAAGCTGAAGTTGCAGCTGCAAAAGTAAACATTGATGTTTATATAAAGAATCCAGCTGGTATCGGTGAACACCCAGATTTAGTTGGAGCGGTAGATTTAGAAATGACCAAGTTGGCAGATGCTTCTGATAAACTTGCAACACTAAACTCATTCTACCCTGAAACTGTAGAAGAATTTTTACAAGAAGAAAACAAATAACAATTGACAAAACATGTTGAGCCTAGTATACTGGCACTTATATTATGAACTTTTATACAAATGTAACCCCTTGGGGCAATACTCTACTTGTTAGAGAATATGTAGATGGAGAAAGAATTAATCGAAAGGTTAAATATTCCCCTACGCTTTTCTGTAAAGTAATCAAAGAAACTAAACACAAAACCCTTGATGGGCAATTTGTTACGCCTGTAAAACATAATACAATTAAAGAGGCAAAGGAATGGTTAAAGTCTTATGAAGACCAACCACATCTTATCTTTGGTAATACAACATTTCAATACAATTATATTGCAGATGAACATCCTAATCATGTGAAATGGGATATTGATAAAATTCTTGTTGTAACTATGGATATAGAAGTTGCATGTGAAAATGGATTTCCAGACCCAGAAAAAGCAATTGAACCATTACTATCAATTACAATTAAAAATCATCAGAACAAACAAATATTAGTTTGGGGTATAGGTGATTATAAAAATTCAAGAGAAGATGTTACTTATGTAAAATGTGATACAGAATACAAATTAATACAGGAGTTTTTATCTTTCTGGCAATCAAATCAACCAGATATTCTTACAGGTTGGAACACAGAATTTTTTGATGTACCTTATATTTGTAATCGTATTAAAAACTTATATGATGAAAAGGAAATAAATAGACTTTCGCCTTGGGGTAATGTTTCAAGTAGAGAAGTTTTTAAAATGGGTAGGAAACATCAAACATTTGACATACAAGGAATATCACATTTAGATTATTATGATTTGTATAGGAAGTTTACATATAGTAATCGTGAGAGTTACAAACTTGACCATATAGCACATGTAGAGTTAGGGGAGTCTAAAGATGACAATCCATACGAAACATTCCGAGAATGGTACTTAAAGGACTTCCAATCGTTCATTGACTACAACATACAAGATGTAGAAATTGTGGATAGACTAGAAGACAAAATGAGATTGATTGAACTATGTTTGACTATGGCATATGATGCAAAAGTAAATTATATGGATGTGCTTGGTTCAGTTAAGTATTGGGATATACTAATCTATAATGAACTTAGAAAGAAAAATATAGTTATCCCACAAAAGATTCAAAGAGAAAAGAGTGAAAAGTTTGAAGGTGCATATGTAAAAGACCCACAAGTTGGTTTACATAAATGGGTAATGTCTTTTGATTTAAACTCACTATATCCACATCTGATTATGCAGTATAATATTTCACCAGAAACATTAGTTGCAGATAAAGCAGTCAAAAATATGTCAGTTGAAAAGATGTTAAATAGAGAAGTAGATACTTCAGTATTAAAAGATGCAACAATGACACCAAATGGTGCTTTGTTTAAAACAACACAAAAAGGTTTTTTACCAGAACTCATGCAAAAGATGTATGATGATAGAGTTAAGTTCAAACAATTAATGCTTGAGGCACAAAAAGATTATGAAAAAACAAAAGACCCAAAATTACTTAGGGATATATCTAAGTTCAATAATATCCAGATGGCTAAAAAGATTTCTCTCAATAGTGCATATGGTGCTATCGGCAATGTATGGTTTAGGTATTACAATATTTTGGTTGCCGAGGCGATTACTACAAGTGGGCAACTTGCTATTCGTCATATTGAGCACACTCTTAATCAGTATCTTAATAAAATACTTGATACCAAAGACGAAGACTACATCATTGCGAGTGATACGGATTCGGTGTATATCACATTTGATAAGTTGGTTAGTAAAGTCTTCGTACCAGACACAGATAAAAAGAAAATCGTGGAGTTTTTGGACAGAGTTGCTAAAGAGAAGATTGAACCTTTTATTGATAAAAGTTATCAAGACCTCGCTGACTATGTAAATGCATATGAACAAAAGATGCAAATGAAAAGAGAAGTAATTGCAGATAAAGGTATTTGGGTTGCAAAGAAAAGATATATTTTAAATGCACATGATGTTGAAGGTGTTCGTTATAAAGAACCTAAATTAAAAATCATGGGTGTTGAAGCAGTTAAGTCATCTACACCAGCTGCGTGTCGTGAAAAGATTAAAGAAGCATTAACTATTATCATGAACGAAGATGATAAAGTATTAAATACTTTTATACAAGATTTTAGAACAGAGTTTATGACATTAAAACCAGAACTGGTTGCTTATCCTCGTTCAGTAAATGGGTTAACTAAATGGACTGAATCACACAATCTATTTAAGAAAGGTGCTCCAATACATTGTAAGGGTGCAATACTATATAATCACCTTTTAAGAGAAAAGAAATTACAAGGAAAATATCCTTACATACAAGAAGGGGATAAGATTAAATTTTTACATATGAAGATACCAAATATGTATCAATCAACTTCTATATCGTTTATGACTAAGTTACCAGAGGAACTAAACTTACATAACATAGTAGATTATGATATGCAATTTGAAAAGTCATTTGTAGAACCATTGAAATTTATTACTAGGATTATAAAGTGGCAGATTGATGACAGTTATGGAACACAAGGAACACTAGAGGAGTTTTTTTAATGGCAGGTAAAGGCGATAAACAAAGACCGAGAAAGGTTGATAAAAAAGTATTCGAAGATAATTGGGATAGGATTTTCAAAAAAAAGAAAAAAGAAAATCCCTTACCATTCTGTGATTCACAACCAACCACAGATATGTTTGATAATTTAAATTTAAAACAAGATAGAACAGGAGATAATAATGAGTGACTTTTTGAAAGATATAATTAAAGATACAGGAAATGAATATGCTGGAATAGTTTCTGAAGGTATAGAAGCAGGAGATGTAGAAAACTTTATAGATACAGGTTCTCATGTATTTAATGCTTTACTTTCTGGTTCACTTTACGGTGGACTTCCACAAAACAAAATTACAGCATTAGCTGGAGAAAGTTCTACAGGAAAAACTTTCTTTCTTATGGGAATGGTTAAAAACTTCCTAGACCAAAATCCAAACTCTGGTGTTGTATTCTTTGAATCAGAAAGTGCAATCACAAAACAGATGGTTGTTGATAGAGGAATAGATGCAGATAGAATGGTAATACTTCCTGTAACAACTGTACAAGAGTTTAGACACCAATCGTTAAAAGTATTAGATAGATACATGCAACAAGATGTAGATATTAGAAGACCACTTTTTATATGTTTAGATTCACTTGGTATGTTATCAACTACTAAAGAAGTAGAAGATACAGATGCTGGAAAAGAAACTAGAGATATGTCAAGGTCACAAATACTGAAAGCTACATTTAGAGTTTTAACTTTAAAACTTGGTAAAGCAAAAGTACCAATGGTTGTAACAAATCATACTTATGATGTCATAGGTTCTATGTTCCCACAAAAAGAAATGGGTGGTGGTAGTGGATTGAAGTATGCTGCTTCAAGTATCATATATCTTTCAAAGAAAAAATTTAAAGAT